CAACAGACCGGGTATCCGAGGAATGTCGGTTTAAACATACAAAATGCATCGGGGAGGCACGCGATGCGCGTTAAAGCAAGAGGCGGTCTGTCGTCAAAATCCCGTTGGATCATTCTCTCTATAGCAGTGGCTCTACTCGCGATGGCGCCACTCGCCGCCAGCTCTCCTGCAAATGCCGCCGCGTTCACCTTCACCAAAATCGACGTGCCCGGAGCGATCGAAACAGGGCCCTTCGGCATCAACGACGCGGGGCAAATCGTCGGGTCTCTTGTACTCTACCTGCATCAACCTCGCAATCTCGTATTTCTCGCGAAAGTCGCCGTTGTTCTTGAGCCAGTTAAATATGTTGCGGCGTGACGGCATGCCCGGCAGCGCACAGACTTCCCGCAACGAACGGCCCTCGATCATGTGCTCACACGCACGGGCGGCCAGCTCCGGGCTATAGCGCAGGTATGATCGTCGATCTTTCGGCATCGCGCACCAATTGGTGACCAATGCCGTAGCTTACCAGATTTCTGCGCGCGCCGCGATGCGTCGGCCCCGGCTCCGCCATGCCGCGCAGTTCGCTCATTCGCGAGGCCTCGGTGGTGGAGGGGCGGCGGGCGCGGAACTGTGCCGCGGGGATCGAGCCACGCGCCCACAGTAACGGCAATCACCGCGATGATACCGCCGGCGACGAAAGCAAATTCCATCATTCGCCTTGAATGCGCGTCGCGAGCCTATAGGAGCCCCCCGCTTCGGGAGCAGCCAGCTCTTCTAGCGTCGGAAGACGCCTCACAAACGCGCTCGGAGACTGGCGCGCGTAGCTGGGGTCCACGTTCGGAAACCGATGCGGCTCGTAGCGGTGATGCCGCTCGCCGCAGATCTTGCACATCTGGGCCTGCATGACGGGGAGTTTACGGTAGGGCGCCCGCAATGCGCCGCTGCGCGCGGTCCAATGCTGTGCTCGCTTCCATGTATTCCGTCTCCGCTATCGCGTAGGCAATCATCGCCTTCTCGCGCTCTATCGGCTCGCGCGGCGTGTTGCTCATCGCGTGGGCCTCATAGATCCCCCGCTTGCGATCCAGCTCACTTGCCAGCGTCGCGATTTCGTACTTCTGATCCTCGGTCATGCGACGATTTCCACTCTGAGCCTGCATGAAGATGCTAGGGGCGGGAAACGGAGAATAGCCTATGCGTGAAGAAAAGTCCGGAAGGCCGATCGCTGGTGAATCTCCGTTGTTTTGACGGGAGGCCCCCGCAGAGGGGATGACCGCCCGCCCGCGCGGCCCGCTGGCGTCCAACGGAAGCCGTCGAACGGCGCGCTGTGATAGCGCGTTAAGACGGCATCGCCCGCTTTATGCGCTGCACCGTGCCGGTGCCAACTTGGCATAACCGCGCCGTTTTGAGAATGCCGGTCCCGCGGCTCAGTTCCGCGCGGATCTCCTCCTCCTGTTTCTTATCGAGCCAGGGCCGGCCGATTAGCTTGCCGCTTTGCGTCCCCTTGATCCGCGCCCGCTCGATACCGGCGTGGATACGCTCGACATGGCGGAGCCGCTCCTGCTTGGCAAGCGAGGCCATCACCGCGAAGACGATGTCACGGATCATCTCGTTATCAGTCGAGAGCATCGGTTCCGTGTAGGAGTGAAAGCCCACGCCGGCCGCGGCAAGCCGCTGCAGATGCCCGATAGTTGGCACCATCCCCTCGCGGCTGAAGCGGTCAAGAGCCCAGCACAGCACGATATCGAACCGCCGCCGGTGCGCGTCCTCGAACATCCTGGCAAACTCGGGTCGCTTGTCCTTGCCTTTGCCGCCGCTGGCGCGCTCGACGTACTCCTCGACGATCTCGTGACCGGCGGCGGCGCACCACGCCCGCAGCTGCAGCAGCTGGTTGTCAGTGTCCTGATGGTGGCGGCGGCGATCCTCGTTGCCGTTCTTCCCATTGGTGCTCACCCGAGCGTAGATCGCAACGCGCATCACCTTCTCCTTATACAATAAGCGCTCCCTTAATGTATAGGGTCGGGGATCGTTTTGCAATGAGGAATCCTGCGGCTTTCACTGCGACTTCTCTGCCGGGGTTGTTGTATGGCTTGTGAGTGCATCCCGGCGCGCTGATGCGCGAGGTCCTCGAGGATCACGTCAAAGTGCCGATCGCCGAGGCGGCACGCCGCATGAAGGTGTCGCGTCCGGCGCTCTACGCCGTGTTGAACGGCACCGCGGCGGTGACCGCCGATATGGCGCTGCGGTTCAGCCGCCTGACCGGTGCGGCGCCCGAGCTCTACCTCTCCATGCAGGTCGGCCACGATCTCGAGGCGGCACAACTGCGCCTCAAGGACGAGCTCGCCAAGATCGAGCCGGTCGCAGCCTAGCCCTCTCCGAGGCGCGCATGGGAAACCCTTATCGAGAGGTTACCGATCCGGCAGCTTGCGCATTTTGTTGATAGGGCTGCGTTTTCAAAAATTCGGTCGCAAACGAGCAAGAGAAGCCGCCGCTTCTTATTGCGTCTATCCATCGACTTGCCGACGCAGAGCCGGAGGCGGATGCATCAGGACCGCTCCCGCTCACCACGAAGTTCCTTCCGCTGGATGTAGCGGAACCCGTCTGTACTAGTGATTGTTGCCACATCGATCGCTCCTCCTACGCCGCGTAGGCTTGTTTGATAATCCTGTAACTGTGAAGTGGTGCGAATAAGGAGTATTGCTAAATCCACGCAATCCTGAAGTGGCAGGAATTGATACGGTATTTTTGCTCCGGACACATTTTGGATCTCGTCTGTCAAATCGCTGATCTGCTGATCGTTTAGGAAGAATTTATCCTTGATCGCGTGCAAAGTGGCCGGATCGTGTCCGTTCAGAATTCGTGACGTGAGTTCTGTTTGACCCCCCCCACATGATTCCAAAGATATTTAGGTGCCTTTCTGCTGGTGTGGGGATAGTGGGGATTTGGAATTCAAAAATGCGACCATACGCAACATTCTCGTCATAACCGCCAATCAAAAATGCCATCGGTTGTACAGCTGTTCCGGCAGGCATGGTCTGCGTCCACCGCGCCGCAAAGAAATCGCTCAATTTGATTGCGAAATCCTGAACGGCAAGCCGTGTCTTCGGATCAAGAGTTGCTTCGAATTCTGGAAGCAAACTATGCGCAGTCCGAGCTTCCGGATAACCAACAGTGCCGGCCCCATAGGTGACTGCCGCAACGTGATCCTGCCCCGTTACCTTCAGTAACTTCGTCGCATTGTCGAAAGTCGCCGCGATAAGCATGATGGAGGGACCACCCGGCGCGGCACTCTGAATTGGCAACGGCATCTGAAGCGTTACGCGGCTATCGGCCGCCAAAACCATACCTTCCGATCCCTTGAACACGATCGCGAGCGACACGCCTATCATCCCTTCGCCGACAGGAAAGCATGACGCTCTCGGTATCTGCTACAAAAAACCGCAAATTAACGCTCTTTTTGGACGAAAGGTCTCCTCCCGCGCGTTGATGCGGATTCCTTTAGGTGCGTCTGCTACATAATTGCGGATTTGAGCAACCCTCCTCTGGCATAACGTGCGGCATGCCAGAGGCGTGCATGAAATACGGCGGCTGAGAGAGCTTGTCTCTGATGCAAATTTTCTGGAGCCTTACGGCGATCGCTTCCGTGCTCGCCATCGTGTTCATCGCCACCCGGTGAAAGCGAATTTGTCGCTGCGAACCGCTGGCCGCGAACCTTGGACTCGCTTATAACGAACGCCGCCGCCCTCCCTTATACATGTTGTCGACCCCCGATCATCTCAGTGATGGCCCTGCGGCGGTTCGGTAGACGCGGGCGGTAAGATCTCAGCTCACCGTCCATCCGATCCTCCCGGCGCCCTTTGCGTTGCCACAAGCTCCCGGAGCAGCTCGCGAGCCGCATCGTCCTCGAGGACGAAAGAGCCGCGGCATTTGATCGACACCGCCGTCGCGGTCATGCGGAAGACCGGGTCGGCGAGGTCGTACACCTCAAGCTCCCTGCCGTTGCCGCGCAGCAGCTTCATACGCACACCTGTTAAACGCGGCTGGTGTTAAACGCGACCAGCGTTCTGATCACGGGTCGGCCGCAGCGGTGGCGTTCGGCTCTCACCCGCGCGCGTAACGGGGCATTGCGCGCCTCATTGCGCGCCACATGCGCCACGTCAGCCGGTCGGTCTGAGCAGCGTAAGCAGTGTACGCACTGATTTTCCCCTTTCTATCCATAAAGCTCTTTTTCCCCTCTCCATCACCAATCATAAGCACGATCGCGCGCGCGTAGGGGGAGAGTGTGAATTGCATTGGGAAATCACTGCATTCGTTGCATTTGGTGCATCGGCATGGGCTACCTCGCCCCTGAAGCTCGTTGAGCGGCGGCGATGCGATCGCGCGGCGAAAGGCTTGCTTTCGCGTAGATCACCTGCCGCTTGCTGTGAAGTACCCAGAGACCGCTTTTGGCGGCATCGTTGCGGACGGCGACGTAGCCGCATTCTTCGAATCGATGGGGTAGGCGGCGAGAGTTTCTGCGATCGAGCAGCCATTCGGCGAATGATTGCGGCGCCCGGCTTGCCACTTGGCTGGCCGTGACGATGTCCGGTCTACCGAGGAGATCGATGACGTCGGCCAGCTCGGCGTCTTCGGGTGCGCGGGACGCGTCCACGATTTCCCAAAAAGCCTGGGTCTTCGGCGGTGGGGCCTTGGCGTTGAAGCCGGAGAGGTCGAGCTCGGCAAGGCAGGCGGCGACGTGATTGCCACCGCCACGGTCGTACCATCCCCAAAGGCTATTCCAATAGGCTTCCGTAAAATCGTCCTTGGTCAGATCGGACCACGCGACATAGTGGCGCCGGTCATCGTGCGGCAGGAAGAGGCCGTCTGTCTTATGGTTGGTTGTGATGATCACGCCGCAGACGTTCGGGATACTATGCTCCCGCAGGTGTTTCTCGTCGCATCGCAACACGTCGGGGGGCGCCACAGTATAGACCTTCATATGCTCGTAGAGCTTGAAGCGGTCGGTCTCGGCGCCGGTGTCGTGCGCCTCGCTGACGCGCAGGATGACCGACTTCAGGAACCCGTTAAACCGTCCCATTATCTGCGTTGGCGACGTCTCTCTGAAGTTCCAGGCTCCGATCGCATGCTTTACCGGTTCGAGGATCGTGTCCTTGCCGATGCCCTGCGGACCACCGAGCACGAGCGCGTGGTTGATCTTCTGCTGTGGCCGCTGCACCCGGTGCGCGAGCCACCTGACGACGTGCTCCGCGTCGCTGGGAAAGACCTTATGCACATGTTCGAGCCATGGCCCGGCTTGTGCTGCATTGCCGAGTTTGATGATCGGTGGACGATAGAGGTTGAGGCAGGTGATATTGTTCCGCTTGATCCATCCGCCGTCATCGATTAGCCGGTTTTCGATGAGCAGCGGCTCCCCTGGCGCCCAGGTCATTTGCGCGACCGATTGGTTTTGATCGAGCCATCGGCTTGCCGAGATGGTTTTTTGCTCACCCTTGTCGTCGGCGAGCACCACCGGCGGGATCCGTGCATTGACGCTGGCGGCCGGCCAGGGCTCGCGTGTCGGCACAAAAACGTAGCTGTGCTGCGGGAGGTACGCTCGGAAGTCGCTTAGCGAGACGCCTTCGAGATCAAGCCCGCCGGCCTTTTTGGTGCTCCCATTCTCTTTGCCGAGTCGCGACGTGGGGATGTAGCCCAA